GAAACACTTGAAGATAAAGATGAAAAACCAGCCTGGAATAAGAAATTCTTAGATATTCTAAAGAAGTCTGGTGTTACCTCAAAACTACTTGAGTATGAGCATGACAAAGCTACGGATGCTGATGCTGATGATGAGTGGGCTTTTAGGGCAGCCAATGTTCCTTTAATGTGTTTGCATACTGATGACGGTGAACTTTACTACTTACCAATTGAAGAAGTTACTTCTGGTGTTGGTTCAAGAAGTCTAAAAGACATGATGGTCAATAACGACACTGAATCTCCTTACTGGCATGGACACTATCCTTTTATTGAGTTTGCTCCATTCCCAGAAGATGATGAGTACCACTGTGTAGCTCTTGTAGATGTTGTTGGAGATTTACAGATTGCCGCCACTGAAGTTCTTAACCAGACAATGACCAATATCAGACAAGTAAACACAGATATGTGGGTTGTCGGGTCAGCAGGAGCTCAGACTCCAGACTGGCAGTTCAGAAAAAGACCAGACGGAATTATCCGTGTTATGGGCGATCCAAACCAAGTTAACCAAATTAAGACTACTGACAATACCAGAGCCGCCATCGGTATGACTGAGAATTTAGGCTTAAAGATTGAGAAGGCTGGTGGTATTTCCTCACTATATTCTTCTGGTGCAGGTTCACAACAAATTAACCAGACTGCTAGAGGAGCACAAATCATTGACCAAAACATTGATACTAACATGAAGATGATTCTTGACCTCTTCGGAGAACAGGTCTTAAAGAAACTTGGAGAACACTTCCTAGAGCTTAATGCTCAGTACATTACTGAGGAACAGACCTTCTCTATCACTGGTAAGAGGGGTGTTAAAGAACTCGTTACTATTCAACCAGCACAAGTTTCTGCTAATTTCAAAGTTACCGTCAACTCAGACAAGCTTCAAAAACAGACTCCAGCTTCAAGACAAGCTTCTCTCCAAAACACTATCACTGTTCTGCAGGGCGTAGAGACTGGTTCTCAAGGTGATGTTCAAGTTAACTTAACTCCAGTAGTAGAAGCTCTTATTGATGCAACTCCAGAGATGGAGAGTGTTGAAAATATAATTACTTCTATTGATGAGAAGTCAGAGAAGGACGCTGCCATGATTGAAAGAGGACAACTTCCAGAGATTAAGATTAGAGACCAACATGAAGACTTAATTATTGCCATGGAGGTTTACTTCGGAGATATTGAGAAACTTCCACCTGAGATACAAAAAGTTCTTGAAAAATATGTAGAGAAACACTTCAGGTATATTCAGGCAGAACAAGAAGTAAACATGATGAAACAACCACAGTTACCAAGTGCTCCAGGTGTAGGCGGTTTAGAGGCAGCAATGGGTGGAAATCCTGCCAATGCTGGTCAACAAGGACTTCCAAACCCAACTTACAACTTGGGCAATATCGGAAATCCAAATGCAGTTTAAAGTCATACAAGAGATAACAGGTAATATAATAAACACTATCCAGAATGTAGGGATAGCTTCTGTTAATGCGATTAAAGCCCATACTTTCGGAGTTACTGTAAAAAACTTTCCCAAGAATCAGACAGTTAGTGGAACAGTTACTGTTGCTAATCAGAAGAATGTAGAGAAGAAGCTATCAGATAGTCACTTAACTCAAAAGTCTGTACTGGGGTGGCTCAAGGCTTTTAAACTACCTACTTCTATCAATGTTGGCAATTTCCCTAAAGCTCCTGAGTTTCCTAAGTTTCCTGAAGGATTTAAGATTTCCAACTTTCCTAAACAGCTTCCTTTCCCTAAGAATATAAGAATAACTAATCAACCAACTGCAGAGATTAAAAAGCTGAATACAGAGATGAAGTCTTTGAAGAAGGCTGTTAAGGCTATTAAACTTGACCCAAAAATTAATGTTACTCCCCCAGTGTCAGAAAAGATTGTTGTGCCTGCTCCAAGTGTAACTCTTACACAAGATAAGTTTGACTACAAAAAGCTTTCTTCTTTAATGCCCAAACCAGCTAAAGAGCTTGACTATAAAAAGCTTTCAGAGTCAATTGCATCAGAGATAGCTCAGTCAATTGTGACTGTTGGCGGTGGTGGTTCAAGTGGTGGTAATGGCTTTATTAACCGAGATGGTACACCGGGAAAAGCTTTAGTTGATAGTAAACACAGAGTAATTACCAATCCTGATTACTTTATTGCTGATAAAGAAACTACTGCTGCAGATGTTATCTATACTGGTAATGAAAATTCTTGGGGTGATTGGTTTATGATGAGAGTTGACGGAGATCAAATTAGATATGCTTCAAGTAGTAACAACACAGGTTATCCAGACTATGCTAATGCTTGGGACAATAGGGTAGGGTTGGAATATGATTATCCATCAAATGTAGACTTCTAACATGGGAACAGATTTTGAATTAGTCCAACTAACGAAACCACCGATAACCATTAGTCTTGATGGCGGATTAAGCTATGAGGGTGATTGGTTAATAGGGAGTGCTTATGTTTTGGGAGATGTTATTGAGCATGAGGGTTCCTCTTATGTAGCTATCGGAGATACTACTGGTAATGAACCACCAAATGATACTTATTGGCAGTTAATAGCTAATATGGGTGATACAGGGGTAGTCGGGGATACAGGAACCCAAGGTGATACTGGAGTTCAAGGGGAACAGGGTGATAGTGGTGCAGATTCTACGGTGGCTGGTGACACTGGAGTGGTTGGAGATACTGGTACACAAGGTGATACCGGTGCCGATTCTACTGTCGCTGGTGACACGGGAACACAGGGTGATTCTGGGGTTACTGGAGATGCAGGTGATACTGGTATTCAAGGAGACCAAGGTGATTCTGGTGCTGGATTTACTATAGGAGGTGAATGGGATAAATTAGTTACTTACGATGATCTTGAAGTGGTTACTTATGAAGGGTCTTCTTATGTTTCAACCCATGATAATAATCTTGGTAATCTACCTACTGATGGTGCTAATTGGTATCTATTAGCTTCAATGGGAGATACTGGAGCAGATGGTGATACTGGAGATCAGGGAGATACAGGAGTTGGTACTCAGGGAGATTCTGGAGATGCTGGAGATACTGGAACTCAGGGTGATACAGGAACTCAAGGAGATACAGGAATTGGTGATACGGGAATAACTGGAGATACTGGAGATGCAGGGGATACAGGTGTTACTGGTGATGAAGGTGATACGGGTGCTGACTCAACAGTTGCAGGTGATACAGGTGTCCAAGGTGACACAGGAGCTGACTCAACGGTTGCAGGAGATACTGGAGTTGCAGGAGATACAGGAGAAGGCGACACAGGAGTAACTGGGGATAAGGGAGACACGGGTATACAGGGAGCTGATGGTGATACTGGAGCTGATGGAGACACTGGAGATCAGGGTGGATATGGTGGATATTCCGCTCATTGGAAATTTGACACAAGTACAGATGCAGATACATTTGATGACCCTGGAACTGGGGATATGAGATTTAACAGTGCTACTTCTGCCAATGTTACAGAAATGGTAATTAGCCAAACTGATGCTGACAGTAATGACATGGTTGATTTCTTATCATCATTTGTTGGTGCTGGTTATGCGTATGGATTTATTAGGATTTTTAGCCAAACAGACTCTTCTAAATTTTGGGATGGAATAGTTAGCACTGTAGCTGACCAAGGTGATTACTTTTGGCTTGAACTTACTTATGTGGCTCATGGTGGGGGTAATCCTCCATTTTCTAATGGTGAAGATGTAATTGTTTCATTTTCTTCAGACGGAGACCAAGGTGATACTGGAGCTACTGGGGCAACTGGAGATAAAGGAGACACAGGTGTAACTGGGGACAAGGGAGACACAGGAATTGATGGTGATACAGGGGTTACTGGTGACACTGGTGCAGATAGTACAGTAGCTGGTGATACTGGGGTAACTGGAGGTCAGGGTGATACTGGAGCAGATTCAACTGTGGCTGGTGATACAGGAACTCATGGTGATACTGGAGTAGATGGTGATACAGGAGCAGATTCTACGGTTGCGGGTGATACTGGTGTTGGGGTACAAGGTGATACGGGTGCGGATAGTACGGTAGCTGGAGACACAGGAGTAACTGGAGATACAGGTGCGGATTCAACCGTTCAAGGTGACACAGGAGTAGCTGGTGATACTGGTGTAGATGGTGATACGGGGGTAGATGGAGACACAGGTGTAGATGGTGATACTGGAGTTACAGGGGATGATGGAGATACTGGAGTTGCTGGAACTCAGGGTGGTAATTTAGGTGCAGATATTGTAATGAACGGTTACGATATTCAGCTTCAATTTGAACCTGCAACAGACGATACTTCTAGCGGACTAATAATCTCAGCAACGGTAGATACAAACGCAGAGGGAATTGGTGCTCCACTATTTATGGCGGCTGACGGACACTTTGATACAGCAGATGCAGATGCAGTAGCGACTGCTCCATGTGTAGCTTTAGCACTAGAAACTGGTACTGGAAGTAAGAAAGTTTTACTACATGGAATTATGAGGAATGACGGTTGGAATTGGACAACTGGACCTGGAGAGCTTGGCTTAATTTTCCTTTCAACGACTGTCGGAACACTAACTCAAACAGCACCTTCAGCTACTGACGATGTAATTCAAGCTGTCGGCTTTGCCCTCTCAGATGATGTGATTTACTTCAACCCACAACTACACTTAATAGAACATTCTTAAACCATGGCAACAATAAAAATATTAGTAGTAGCAGGAGGAGGAGGCGGATGTTTTGATAGAGGAGGAGCAGGTGGAGCAGGTGGTCTTATATATAATTCAAGTTTTTCAGTAACAGCACAAGAATATTCAATTACAGTTGGTAGTGGTGGAACAGGTTCTACTACTTCCACAGAAAAAGGTTCAAATGGTAATAATTCTGTTTTTAGTACTATAACTTCTGATGGAGGTGGTGGTGGTGGAACTGGACAAGCTATTACCGCTCTAGGAGCTGATGGAGGTTCAGGAGGTGGAGGAGGAAATAATGGCTCAACTAACCCAGGACCAGGAGGAACTGCAACTTCAGGACAAGGATATGATGGAGGAGAAGGTGTTTATAGTGGACCTAATTATGGTGCAGGAGGAGGAGGAGGAGCAAGTGAAGTTGGAACAGATGGAACTTCTACATCAAGTGGAAATGGTGGAGATGGATTATCTTATGATATAAGTGGAACAGCTACATACTACGCAGGTGGAGGTGGAGCAGGTTCTTATTTAGGTGGAACAGATGGAGATGGAGGACTAGGAGGAGGAGGAGATGGAAGTCGAACTGCACCTACAGATGGAACTGACAATACTGGTGGAGGTGGAGGTAGTGGTGGTGATAACACTAGTTATGGAGGAGATGGAGGTTCAGGAGTAGTTATTATAAATTATATAACAGCAAACTTTGGAACTTGTACTGGTGGAACTAAAACAACTGATGGTGATAATACAGTTCACACTTTCACTTCAGATGGAACTTTTACAGTTGTGGCTGCTGCTGAAGATATTGGTCAAATTGCAAAAACAAGCTGGTCAAATGTTGGAAAGGTAGCAGGTGTAGCTAAAGCTAGTATTAAAGAAGTAGCTGGAGTAGAGGCTTGACAATCTGTTCGTAATTCTGTATTGTTAAACTATGGATGAAACCTGGGAAAAGGCTCAAAAGTGGGAAAAGGAATGGCATGGG